ATTAAAATTAGAAAAAGTAGGTTCAAGTGAATATAAGAAGTTGATTGTTGAAAGAAATAATCTTGAAAAGGATTATCTAAACAATAAAGCAACCAATACAAAAGACATTAAGAAGTTAAATGAGGAAAGAATAGAAAATGAAAAGGAGTTAAATAATAAAATTATAGAACTTAAAATATCATTAATTAAAGATGAAAAGGATAGAGAAATTGCTTCAATTAATGATAAGTTAAGAACAGATTTAGACCAATTAGAAAAGGATAAAGCGTTCATTATCAAGAGTGAAACTGAAAAAGAAGCTATCAGAAAATTATATAGAGATAAAGCTGCACAGGATGAACAAAAGGTTAAAGATGATGCTAAAAAGAAAGAAGATGAAGAAAATTTAAAGAAATTAGATGATGACCTTAAATTTCTTGAAATTAAACAAAACGCAACAATTCAAGGTACAGGTGCTTATTATGATGTATTAAGAGAAATACAGAAGAAAAGTGAACAAAGAGAGATTGAGGATTTAAAGATGACTGATGCGTTCAAAAAGTTATCTAAGGAAGAACAGGAGAAAGCTTTAAATGATATTGCACAGAAAGGTGCTGATGAAAGGAAAAGAATCAATCAACAAGAATTACTTGCATACTTGGATATGTCGTCTAAGATTGTAGGTATTGGTACTCAAATTACTGCAGCTTTAGGTGCTATCTATGAAAATCAATTGAATAGAGAATTAAAGGCGGCAAGTGGAAACCAACAAGAACAAGAAAAGATTAAGAAGAAATACTTTGAGAAGAACAAAAAGTTACAATTAACAAATGCGTATATCCAAATGTTCCAATCAGCAATCAGTGCTTATTCTTCAATGGCAGCAATTCCTGTTGTTGGACCAGGTTTAGGTCTTTTAGCGGCAGCGGCAGCAATTGCATTGGGTAAAGCTAATATAGATAAAATTAAGTCACAACAATATGAAGGTGGTGAAGGAGGAGGTGGAACAGGAGGAACTGCAGCAGCACCACCAAACTTAGGAAAGAACTATGAGAAGGGTGGAATGATTGGTGGAAAGAGACATGCACAAGGTGGAACATTAATTGAAGCTGAAGCAGGTGAAGCAATCATGACAAGAGGTGCTGTAACTATGTTTGCACCATTATTATCAGCAATGAATCAAATGGGTGGTGGTACATCATTCGTAAGGTCAGCTGTAACCACATCAACAGATAATCCAAAATTGGAAAATCCAAGTTCAGAATCAGCACCAATAATAGTTAAGTCATATGTTGTTTCAAGTGAATTAACAAACGAACAACAAAGACAGGCTAGATTAAAAGATTTATCAACATTATAATTTTATGGCTAAACAAAAATCATCAAGTAACAAAATTTCCTTTGGAAAGAGAAAATGTGGGTCAGCAAAAAAATCCTACAATAAACATAATCCAAAACCTAAAAGGTATGTTGGACAGGGTAGATTATAATACCCAAATTATTTATATTTAATATTATGGTAAAGAAAGATAAAATATTTGAACTTAAGATAGAAGAAGACGATGAACTATCAGGAGTTGATGCGGTTAGTTTAGTAGACGAACCAGCAATTGAAATTAATTGGGTTGCATTCAATAAGACCCAAGAAGATTTTGTAATTCCTGATGGGGAAGATATGAAGTTTTCTTCAAGAATAATTGAGAAAGGTCAAACCGAAGAAGAACTATTCAACGATGGATGGGAAATGGTAAAAGAAGATTTTGTGTCTTCGTCACCAAATTCACCTTCATTTGAGGATACTGAGGAAAGATTAATTAGATATAAATATGTATTAAATCCCGAAGCACCAGGTTCTCCTATTAAGGAAACAACAAGAGAGTTTTGTAAGGATTTACTACAAAAGAATTTAGTGTACCGTGTAGAGGATTTGGAAGGGATTACAAACGACTTAGGTAGTTCAGCTATGGTATGGAGGGGTTCATACAATTGTCGTCATATTTGGAAGAAAATTGAGTATAGACGTGGTACAAGAATTATTAATAAAGGTTCAAATACAACAGGTAGAATTGATGGTGCTGAGAGTTATGATATTATGGATGAAAGACAACCTGATACAAGAGTACCAGGTAAATCATCATTTGGTTATGACAACCCATTACCAAGTTATGTGGATGAAATATCAGGTGATACAATCTCAAAATCATTAGTTAAACCAACAACTTTTGAAGATGTTAATGTAGATGTATATGGTTATAAAACTAAGTATTTCCAAATATGTCCTGGCGCACAAGCAACCTTTCTACATCTAATATCAATGGATAATGATGATGATACAATAGGTATGATTAGAAGTGCTGCGGTTGTGGCTGATAGTATCTTCAAAATAGAATCTGATGTACTAACATCTAAAATTGCAACAGAGGAACAACTAAAAGAAGCAATTGTATTGGTTGATGATTTTAAAGATATTATCAATGAAGTAGATAAGATTAGTGGTATGAAACATGATGTATCTTATATGGATGGTCATATTGAAACTATCAAATCTTATGTGAAACAAAATATGGAAAGTTATTCTGACTATCCTGATAGTGTTAAGAACAATGCTAAAGCGGTATTAAGATATGTTGAAGAAAACGGATGGGGTAGTTGTGGAACTGACGTTGGTAAACAACGTGCTAATCAATTAGCTAAAGGTGAACCAATCAGTTTAGAGACAGTTAAAAGAATGTATAGTTACTTATCAAGACATGAAGTAGATTTGGAATCAAGTAAAGGATATGGTGATGGTTGTGGAAAGTTGATGTACGATTCTTGGGGTGGAAAGTCAGCACTAAGTTGGGCTAAGTCAAAAATCAATCAAGCGGAGAAAATGTCAAAACAATATTTCCAAATTGATAATGAAGAAAAAAGAATTGTATTAGGACCAGCAATGATACCTGACCAAAAGATATTCCGTAAAGATGCAATGGGTAATCCATACTATGTGTTCTTCTCTCCTGAAACAATACGTATGATTGCTGAAAAGTATATGAAAAACCAATACACTCGTAACAACGATTTGATGCACGATGGTAAAGCGGTAAGAGACGTTTATGTTATTGAAAGTTGGATTAAGGAAGACGAGAACGATAAATCAGTTAAGTACGGATATGGTGACTTACCAATTGGAACTTGGATGGTTGCAATGAAGATTGCTAAAACTCCAATGGGTGATAAGGTATGGAACCAAGTGAAGGAAGGAAAGTTAAACGGATTTAGTGTATCAGGGTTCTTTGAAGAAGTTCAAGCGTTCACTAAGGAAGAAATGTTCTTATACAAGGTAGCTGAGGTATTGAAGAATATCAAGGACTAAGTGGTAATAAATCCAAAAATAAATATTTATATATAAGAGAAATAAAATAAATAAAACAAAGAAAATTATGTCTAACTCAAAAAGTGCTATTCAAGAAATTAAAAATCTTATGGTACAGTTTGGTTTTATGTCAGAAGACAAAACATTATTATCTTTTAAATTGGAAGATGACACTATCGTAGAAACTGAAAAGTTAGAAAAAGATAGTAAAATCTACAAAATCAACGAAGCATTTGAAAGAGTGTCTTTAGAAGATGGAACATACAAGTTAAAGGAAAATTTTGAATTGGAAGTGGCAGAAAGTCAAATCGTTTCCGTTAAAGAAATATTTCTTGACGCAAAATTAGTTGATGGTACTGATATTAAAGTGTCTGGTGATGCTTTAGTTGCAGGTGCTAAAGTTACTGTCGTTACTGAGGAAGGAGAAATTCCTGCCCCTGATGGCATTCACGAAATTTCTGGAGGAACTAAGGTTGAAACTAAAGAAGGTGTTATTGTATCTGTAGAAGAAGCAGTTGCACCTGAAATGGAATCTCCTGAAATGGAAGGTCCTGAAGTTGAAATTGAAGTATCTAAAGAAGGTATGGAAAAAGAAATGGTAGAACTTGTAAAAGAGTTTGTATCAAAAATGGGTGAAAAAATTAAGAAAATGGAAGAACAAATGTCTTCTTTATCTTCTGAGTTTAATTCATTCAAAAAAGAACCAGCTGCTAAGAAAATAGCTGATGGAAAAACTGAAAAGTTTAATAAGATGAATGATGTATTAGATGAAAAATTAGAAGCTATTATGTCATTTAGAAAATCAAATAAATAAAAAAATAAAATTATTCTGAAATGAAAATTATGTCAAGAGAACAATTCGCTTATAGCGTGGCAAGTATCGGTGGATACGTAGACCAAGTTGGTGGTGAATTATTATCAAAAGCACTTATCGGTGCAACTACTCCAAAATACGTAAACGTAAGATTGGGTATTAAAGGAACACAAGCTTTGAATTTATTAAATTCAAATATCGTATTCCAAGGTGGTACTTGTGGATGGGATCCAACAGGTAACACAACAACTTTCTCACAAACAAACATTACAACTTGTCCTGAGAAGTATAACGAAGCATTATGTTACAAAGATTTGTATGATACATACCAATCAATGTTGATGGCTCCAGGTCAAACTCAAGAGTCAGTTCCATTTGAACAACAAATTGCTGAGTTGAAAGTTAAACAAATTCAACAAAGAATTGAAACTCAATTATGGCAGGCTACTACAGGTGGTACTGACTGTTTTGATGGTTTCGCTACATTAATCTCTACAGGTACAACAGGTGTTGCTAACTCAAGTGGTGTAACTTTCTCAAGTTCTGCAGCTTATGGTGTTAGTGGTAACCCAATTACTGAAGTAGATAAATTAATCAACGTATTATCTGATGATGCAATGTCTCGTGAAGATTTAATCGTTTTCATGTCATATGCTAACTTCCGTTTATATGTTCAAGCGTTAACACGTGCTAACTTCTTCCAAAACTATATCGGTTCAACTGATGTAACAGGAATGATGGAAGCTACTCATCCTAACACTAACGTTAAAGTTGTTCCTACATTAGGTTTGAACGGTTCTAACCAAGTTGTTATCGGACCACGTGAGTACATGGTAGTAGGTTTTGACTTATTATCAGACCACGAGAAATTAGTAATCTGGTACTCAAAAGATTTTGATGAGTTAAGATTACGTGCTAACTACAACTATGGTGCAACAATTGCAACATTTGGTTCAACAGCATATTTCGCAACAAACAACTTAGCATAATCTAAGTTAATATAAAAAAACTGAGGGGGTGAAAGTCCCCCTTATTTAAAATAAACAAAAAAATTAATTATACACACAATGAGTTGTTATATATCTTCAGGAGTTGATTTAGGTTGTTCTGATGGAATAGGTGGTATTAAAAGTATATGGGTACTAGGTCAATCTGGTAATACATTACCTTCAGTTACTGCAATATCTTTATCAGGTTCAACTGGTGCACCTATTAGTGGTATTACAGGTACAGGTGCTTGGTATAATTTTGAATTAAAGAGAAACACTTCTTCTTTATCACAAAATACTACTAAGAACTTTGAAAACGGTACTATCTTTTGGGAACAAGTTTTAACTGCTGTTCTATTCAAATACGACCAAGACAAGAGAAACCAATTATTGGTTTTAGGTCAAAACGATAAAATTCAAATTGTTGCTGTAGACCAAAATGACGTGGCTTATTACTTAGGTCAAGTTAATGGTATGTACTTAAGTGGTGGTTCAGCTGCTACTGGTACTGCGTTTGGTGACAGAAATGGTTTTGAATTAATCTTCACAGGTCAAGAGGCTGCACCTGCTAATGTAGTAAGTGGTACATTAAGTACTATCTTCGCAGCAGGTGGTTTTGGAGTTGCTTAATTAGTAGGTCTTCGGACTGAATCTTTCATATCTCCTATTTCAAGAAAAGGGGTCTTCGGACCCTTTTTTTTATGCTATACCAATTCAAAATGGTTTTTTTTATATTTACTTATATAAGACAAGAATATGCTATATATTAATAAGGGACAACAAAATTCATTAGTTCTTAATATTAACAATAATTCAAGACAAACTTTTACAAGTTATACACTTGAATTTATACATGTTATGAGTAAGGAAGTAAAAACTTATTCAATTGATATTAGTAATCCTGCGGAGTATTTTCAAAATATTCGTTATTGTGAAATTCTTTTACCTTTAAATACAGATGATTTAAATTATTTGGGTGAGTATGTTTTAAACATATATGGTCAACCTGATAACGAAAAAGTATATAATGGTATTGCAATATTAGAAGGAACAGAAGCAGGAACAACATTTACTGAATATATCTCACCAAATGAGGATAATTCTAATTACATATACATACAAGATTAATTATGAGTGAAATAAAAAAATACGATTTAAAAAGAATTAACTTTGACCGTGCAACGGTTCCTGTTTTTTCAGAAGTGTTACAAAGATACCCATGGGTATATTATGGGGAAAATAATTTATTACCACAATATTTTATTGAACTTTACGATAACTGTGCAATACATAAAGCAGTCATTACAAGTAAGGTAAATCAGATTATGGGTGATGGAATTGTTTCATTGAATAACCCAATGGCAGCAGTAAATTTAATTAATCCATCTGAGAATGTAGCTGATGTAATGAGAAAATGTGCATTGGACTTTATGATGTTCGGTGGATTTAGTTTACAGGTTATTAAAACAAAAGACGGTAAAGGTATTGCTGAGATTTATCATTTGGACTTTAGTAGAGTACGTAGTGGTAAGTTAAATGATGAAGATAAGATTGAAAGTTATTTCTATTCAGCACATTGGAAAGACACAAGAAAATATCCACCTGAAGAATATCCTGCATTCAATATGGATGAAAAATCACCAAATCAAATCTATTACTATAAGACATATGTTCCTTCAATGAGTTACTATCCTGTACCTGATTGGTCAGCAGGACAACGTGCAATTGAAATTGATATTGAAACTAAGAACTTCCATATGAACAATTTACGTTCAGGAATGGTTCCAAGTTTGTTTATTAATATGAATGGTGGAATACCTGGTGAGGAAGAACAAAGAATATTAACACGTGCATTAGAAGAACAATATGCAGGTACAGACAATGCAGGTCAAGCAATCATATCATTCAACGAAAGTAAAGATACTGCACCTGAGATTGTACAGATTCCAAGAAACGATAATGATAGTTACTATCAAACAATGAACGATGATATTACACGTTCAATCTTATCAGCACATAGAGTTTCAAGTGCTGAGTTATTCGGTATTGCAACTGCAGGTAAATTAGGTGGTTCAAATGAAATTACAGAACATAGTGAGTACTTCCGTAAAATGGTTATTCAACCATTTCAAAACTGTATGTTACCTGTGTTCAATAAATTGGTTTCAATCAAGTTTGAAAAACCAACAACATTTGAAGTTAAACCATTAAGTTTATTCTTAACAGGTGATGTGAAAGAAAATCCGATTGTAGATGATGCACCAGTAACTCCTGTTCAGGTTCCTGACCAACAAGAAATGACAGTGAATGAAAATATCAAGAAGTTGTCTGGCAGAGAATATCAGGGTTTATTGAGAATTGTAAGAGAATATAACAAAGAAAAAATAACAAGAGGACAAGCTGCACAGATGTTAATGTCAGGTTATGGATTAACTGAAGAACAATGTCAAGCTTGGTTGGGTGAAGAAGAATTAAATTATAATTAATCATGGCAGGTGTTTTACTAATATCAGAAACAAAACTGAAAAATTTTACAAATATTAACAAAAATGTTGATATGGATGTTCTTAAAGCAGAAGTTCAAATTGCACAAGATATTGACCTTCAAACAATTTTGGGAACAAAGTTTTATAATCATTTATTATCACAAGTAAGTTCAACAGGTAATACTTTTAATCCTGCTGAAACAACATTGGTAAATGATTATATTCAACCATTTTTGATTCAAACGGCATATTTCAACGCTATACCACATATTATGTACCGTACTATGAATAATGGTATTGTACAAGGTACTATGGAAAATGCTACCTCTGTTGATATTGCAACAATGCAATACCTTAGAAATATTCAAAAATCACGTGCTGATTTTTATATGACACGTCTTCAGGATTATCTATTGATTGGTAAAGGTAGTAATGTATTCCCTGATTATGTTACACAATCAACAAGAGATGGTATGATTCCTGATCGTAGTCAAAAATATATGAGTGGTATATCCCTAAAAAATACATCAAGAAAAGGTTATTCAATGAGAAACGTTGGAAAACAATTTTCTGTGTATAGTGAATTAGAACACGAGAATCCTCCGTGTGAAGATTGTTATTAATATGAATACAGAAATATTATTATTAATTTCTAACGCATTGACAGGTATAGCAGGATTTTTCGTTGGTAAAAGACGTAGTGATGCTGAGACCGATAATGCTGTTTTAAAAAATTTAGAATTGTCTGTAAATTTATATAAGACAATCATAGATGATTTAAAAAAAGAAATACACGATTTGAACATACAAGTTCAACAACTTGAAAAGAAAGTAGAAGAATTAATGAAAGAGAATAAACAATTGAAAAAAAGAAATACTATATAGTTATGGATTTTTATTTACCAAGACCTACTGAAGACGAACTAAACTTAGGTGCTAAATCTGATTACTTTGAAAGATTATTACCTATGGACTTAGACAAGAAATACAAAATAACACAAAACGATTTAACTTTTTGGATTCATCACAACTATCAAGCGGTATTTTTGTTAGATGAAGAACTAAGTTTATCATCAGTAAAAAAATTAAGATAATGAACAGATTAGAAAAAATTATTAATTTGAAGTTAAACAACTTTGAAATTAAAGTACCTGAAAAGAAGGAAGATATGATTGAACCTAATCCTTGTGGAGAACCAGGTTATGTTGCTTATGGTACAAAGATATTAGATGGTGTTGAAGTTCCAAATTGTATCCCTGATCCTGAACAAATGAAAAAAATTATTAAAGAAGGTTTCCCTATTCCATCACCATCTTCAAATGAAAGTAAAAGTGATTATATGGGTAGATGTATTTCTGAAATTTCAGGAGAATATGAAAATGACCAAGCAATTGCTATTTGTATAGGTAAGTGGAATGAAAAATAAATTTTTAAATGTTTATGTAAGGTTGGCCTTGATATGGGTCATATGTGCATTATTATTTGAAGTAATAATGTTTATATATAACATTGGTGAAATATTATAAAAACAAACCCCATCTTAGAAAAGAAGGGGTTTTTTGTGGTATAAAATAATATGAGTAAAAAACACCACAATATTTGGGGGACAGGTTATTTTATTGTAATTCCCAATCCAAAATTAATTGAAGATACTTCACTCATTAATAATTCAACTCTACTAATCAATGAACCTTCTAATTTATATTTTAGACCAAGAACGGCGTATGGTAAATATCCATCTTTAATAACAGGAACATAACTACTACTTATAGCTGAAACGGTTTTAGTATGTTGAAGACCACCACCCGCAAAGAATGTAATGTTTTTATTTACTGGTGATTGGTTGTCGTTGATAAAGAAGCCATAGTTTTTAACAACATTACCCGCTTCATATGTACTTGACTTACCTTTTACAAACTTATCCATTTCATTAAAATCCAAATTAACTGAACCACTTGTTTGATACTCTAATCCAAATTTACCAAAATCAATCCACATACCACCACTATTACCTATTTTGGTTGATTTAGAAATATGTGTTTGGAATCCGTAAGAACCACCAATTGTCAATTGTGAATAACCATTCACAGAAATTAATACTACTAATACTACTAATAATTTTTTCATAGGTTTTTATTTAGAATGTAAAGATATGATATAAGTTTCATACTAACAAAAAAAAGTTATACACAAAAAAAGAGACCCAAGTAGAAACTCAGGTCCGATATATTTATAAGAATGGGCAATTTTAATAAAGGGAGGGGTGTTGTATAACAAACAAACTATAAAATGGCAATATCATAATCAGGAACCACCCCTCCACTAATAATAAATATAAGAAAGTAACACCACATTTCAAAATATTTATTAATCTTTTTAAAAATTTATTTCAGTCCTTAATGTTAATCCATATTGATCCTGAGATATAACTGTTTGTATAATCATACCTTGTTCCCACATATATTGGATTAGGGACTCTCTTTGACGTTTAAGTATATGATTCCATTCATCATCAGAGATAGTGTCTCTTTCCCTATTTAAATTAAGAAATACCGCTGGTCTATTATCAACTGTTAATGGATTATGAACATTCATATTCAATTGGTAACCTACCAATTCATTAAATCTTTCCTGTGTTATATAATCAGGTTGGTCAGATACATTATCTTTTAAAAATTTGAATCCCATATTAATTATTTGGTTTGTCTTCAGCTAATGGACTTTTTCCGTTGGTCTTGTCATATAAAGTTCTAAAAACTTTAGTGTCGCCAGATTCTAAATAATCAAACATCTCAGCTTGAATAATAAATAACTCAGTAAGAGAAACATCAATACCAAATAACTTAATCAATTCAACTGATTGTGTTAATGCTGTTGTTCTTACTATGATTGGTTGTTTGTACTCGTTAAATGCTTGTGTACGTTGGAAACCATCACACATGTCTAAAAATCTTTTGTCTGCTACTTTTTTTTCTTGTGCCATTTAAAATTATTTTTTGTTAATATATAATAACACTAATATAGAAAAATAATCTTTAAACAAAAAATATATATGTATATATCTATACACATTTTATTTTTTATAATGTGTATAATTTATTTATCAAAAATTATTGGCTTTTGATTTATTTGTGTATAATTATATAAAGTCCCACTTCACATTATAGGACATTAAGAAATTTTAAGGGTTGTTGAAGAAAGCTGAAGTGAAGTGCAGTAAGTATTTGATGACCCTTTTTAATAATAAAATTATGGCAAAAAGATTTAGCGATAGTGAAAAATGGAATGATGTTTGGTTTTCCGAACTTGATAACAATTATAAAGTAATTTGGATTTACTTATTAGATACTTGCGATAATGCTGGCATCTTTAATTTAAACATTAAACAAATTAATTTCAATTGTTCTACGAACATATCAGTTGAGGAGTTTATTAATTTATTCCAAAATAGAATTACTCAAGTAAGTAAAGATAAATGGTTAATTAATAAATTTTGTTCGTTCCAGTATGGTAATGATTTTTTAAATAGTAAAAATAAAGCAGTACAAGCAGCAATAAGTAAATTAGTTGAGGTAGGTTATGTTATTAATAATAACAATACTTATACCCTATTGATAGGGTATAAATACCCTATAGATACCCCCAAAGAAAAAGAAAAGGAAAAAGAAGAAGAAAAGGATAAGGATAAAGATAAGGATAAAGATAAGGATAAAGTAAAAGAAAAAATTAAAGAAGAAGAAAAAGAAAAGATTAAAAACAAATTTGAATTTAAAACAAAAGAACAGAAAGAAGAAATGAGTAAAGAAGAATTAGAACAATATTATATTCAATTAGACATATATTCAAAAACAATAAAATAAATTAAAATGAATCAAGAAGAATTACAAGTATGGTTTAAAGGATGTGTTGAATATTATAACACAAATTGCGAAGAAGGAAAAGAAATGTG